GTATTGGTTGGAGTAACTGTCGGTGTAACTGTATTAGTTGCGGTGTTAGTCGGCGTTACAGTATTTGTAACGGTTGGTGTGACAGTACTTGTTGGTGTATTTGTCGGTGTAGGAGTTGGTGTAGGTGTAAATCCACAATCAACCACACAGATTTTTGTTATTTGTTCTGTCGACCATGGCGCAACAAATTGTACTTGGATTGTTTTCTCACCTGGCATAGTGTAACCACTATAACTAACTTGTCCATTCGATGGTAAAACATTATAATTACCATCTCCCCAATGAACAGTATATGTTGCACCTGATAATGCAGCTAACGCACCATAATTTGTAGTATTATATACTGTAACAGTTTTACAATCTACCTCATATGAGAAATTGGCCGTGATTTGATTTTGTCCAACTTGTCCATCAAACGCATACATTTGACCCATCTCATAAGCACTTGACTCTAAGAATATAGGTAATTGTATGTCATCGTAAATTTGTGAATTGATTTGTGCGGTTGTTCCTGTGACCTGATGCCACGTAGAACCACTGTACATATAATAACCTTGGACTAAATTATCAGTAGTTCCCGTTGTGGTATTATAAACAACAAATCCTTGTGTTGGTGTGTACCCCGTAGGTAAGTAACCTGTATTTCCTGACCAAGGTATTAAATTACCTTCATTATCATACCATTGTTGCGCGGATAAAGAGACCAAAGCAATGCTCGGTATCTCTTTTCTTCGTATTTTATGTATGATTTTCTTCACCTATTATAAATAACGTAAATTTGTTTTACGTTTACTGTTTTTCGTAAAATTTGACAGCGTTAATAGTTGTTCCACTAACACCCCCAACTCTTTCTCCTTTAGTTACTCCGTTATATTTGTATATTTGATAAGTGTGATTTAGTCTATTAATATCAACTTGGTAATACATATCACTTTCCTCAACCACTTCGTGATTTTGAGTGAATCCTGAATTTGTAAAATCAACAATTGATCCGTTTTTTGCATTGTAAAATTTAGCCGTCATAAAAAATGTGTTACCTGTTGTAGTTCCACTTAAATTTGTTTCGTCAAAAACATTCTCCTCATCGAACCAAAACAAATACATGTTTTCTTTATTCCTATAATTGTTACCATTAAAAACAGGTAAATGAACATAACCATTTAATGTATTATAAAACATTTTCTCCCCTAATGGTAATGTAAGATTTCTACTAAAAATTAATTTACGATTTACCCTTGTTGGTGGTTCACATGTTAGAACATTATTAGTTACGGTTCCGGGTGTTTTATAAAATTCTAATCGAAAAAAACTTTCTGTTGATTGTTTCAACATTAATTCGTTTTCTTTAGAACTAATCCCTTGTGGTGAATAATCTTGTACGTAACTTCCGTTATTTAAAAAATAAAAATAAAACCAAATATCACATTGTGTTAATGTTGTACCTGTACTAATAGAATAAGGTTCATGTATGAATCTTATAATTTCATAGTTTTCGATTGGGTTTAATATTTCATCTAATACCTCACCTTCAAATTGTTGTAAATTCTCTTCTGAACCTAAGTTGGTTAAAAAATCAGTTTCAACATTTAAAACTAAATTAACATCATTTGCGCCTTTTATTAATCTCATTAACAAATACCTTTAGATTTATTTCTTGGATTATTACTATCCAAGAAGTTTATTAGTCCGTCAGACTTATTAGTATAGTATCTTTCATTTCTTAAATAGAAATTAATATCGGCCTTAACATAATGTTGTCCATTTATAAATGGATAGTCAGTACCATTTCCATCAACATCAACATAACCATGGTCGTATAAATCTCTATATCTCCATAGTTTTTCTTGTGTATCATATATTTTATTTTCAGGAATATTATAAACATCCTTAGTATTTGAATTTTCAATATACGGTGACAACTGTCTTAATTTAATTCGGTGATGTGGTTGATAATAAACACCGAAAGGATTATTTTCTGTTGCCCCTGAAAACCCCGTAACATTACCTGTTTGACCATAATCAAAAATTCTGGTTGGGTTTGTTATTTTTTGGAACGATTCACAAATGATTCTTTCTTTTAATTCTTTTGAGTTGTATTCAACAAACGCACCTGTTAATCCTGATGTACCTACCGGCATTGTGTTACCACTTGTAAACCAATTCACATTTGTATTACTTGTGAATGTTGTACCAGTTCCCATACTACTTTCGGTATTACCTGATGTGGTTCCACTAAAATGATTATCAATCCAACTATCGTGAAAATTAAATTTATGACCAACTTTTGGTGGATAATTAAAATAACCGTTTCCGTTTCTGAAGAAAATACTCACATAAACTTCCGTAGGTGTATAACCCATATTGTTTGTAATTCCCGATAATTGAAATGGTTCTTTAAAATCAAACAAAACCGATTCTGGTCTGTTCCTCTCAACTAAAACATCGTTAACTCCAGCACTATTTTCAAATAATATTTTCTTTTCATTTTCAAATATTGGGGTTTCAAATCCAACATTATCCATTATGTAGTGATTAGTGTTGGTTAACAATTTATGTTTGTGTACATAATATGTCGATGTTGTATTTGCTAAATTTCCAATATCTAAAACTCTCTTACCCGTGAATAAAATATTTGTACCTGTACCTATAGTAGTTCCTGATTTAAAAGATGATTTTGATAAATTAATTACATATTTTTCTGAATTGTAAAATTCATTTCCGACAGAATCAATTTGATATGTTCTTCCTGACGTTGCACCTGTAAATGTTACTCCTGACAATGTAATGTATTCACCTTGTTTCATTCCATGTTCAACAGGACTTGTTAACTCATAAAAATTTCCTTCGGTGTACGAAACTCTGAATGGTATTCCATCACCCGATTTAAAACTTATAATATTACTACCGGCAGTTTTAGTTGTGCCAGATAGGGTATAAGTCATTGAGTGATTAGTGTCACCACTATAAACATATGACAAATACAAGTTCCAATTATGATATGGAGCCATCATTGTGGAAATTGCAGTGTGACCTGTTGGTCCCGTATAACTTAAATTACTATTAAATCCAACGGTGGTTCCACTTGCCGGTGTGTTTACTTGTCTATATAAATCTCTTCTTAATAATGCAAATTCATCATATGGTAAATAACCGCTAAAATCACCGTCACTTCCGTCACCATGTAAAGCCAATTTTTCACTCAAATAATCATATAAAGAGTCTCCTCTATACATGTTTCTGAAAACCATTTTAATCTTACCATATATTTTATAGTCGATACTATCTTGTCTCTCTTTGTTAAATAACTTTTCAAGGTCAAGTACAATATCTCTATCACCAAGTCTCATTAAAGATTCAGAAGATTCAAGACTTATTTTTAAATCTAAATCTTCTTCTTCTGCCTTTTTAAACCTTTTATTAGGTGCTAATATTTGTTTATTATTTTCCACTTTGTATTTTAATTTTCAGTAAATGCTCCTTTAGGACCAAATAGGTCAATGAATTTATCTAAACCTGTCTTACCTTGTTTTAATCCAAAATAAAATTGGAATGGTGTTGAAAGTATTTGTTTAGTGTTAGGGTAATAGTAATCTGAAGTTGGTCTGATGATAAAATCTACAGTATAATCCCAACTTTGTGATGCCCACCCTGTTGATCCGTCATTACCAGCGGCTCCTCTTCTTGTGTAAAGAGTTCCCGTTAATGGTGTGGTTAATGAACCAGTCATAACGGCCAAAACTGTAAAACCTGGATATTGATTATTATAATCTTGTAATAATAAATCAACTGTAATTGTTGTACCTCCACTTGTTTTACCAGTGATTACTGCATCGAATTCAATTTGATTTGTTACATTACCTGTAATTGTTAATCCACTAAAATCATATGTAATTGGTAATAACAAATATTTGTCACTATCATCATCATATTGACCATTGTGTGCATATCCATAAGTCATACCTTGTAATGGTTGTGAACTCATAACATTAGCATAATCCCATGATTGGTCATCTGATGTCGCATTAGATGTTCCACCAAAACCAGTTCCCTTTTTATCCCACAAATAGAATGGAACAATTTGTGATGATTCAGTTAGCCTACCTTGTACCGTTCCTCCTGTATAATTTAAGTGTGTCGGTTCATTTAACGAACTTCTAACTCTATCACCATCCTCACTAAAATCTAATGTAATTGGTGTTGGTCCCCAATATCCGTTCTTTTTAAAGACTTGTGGATAAACTTCTGGATCTAAATATTCATATGAATAACCCAAATATTTTGGACTCTGTAAATCAAATCCTTCAATTCCCGCTTCACAATTCATTGAAACTAATTGTAAAATATCACCGTCCATGGCGCTTGGGAATCCGATTGATGTATATCCTGAATTTGTGAAAAAATCGTCAACTTTAAATGTTGCACCACTAGTGTCCATTCGATAGTTAATGATTAATCCCATCATTTCACCAAAATCTTTATATGTAGTTGCACCTATTGATCTTGCAACCGATGAATTTACATCAAGATTAGTATCTGTACATATTTCTTTAATAAACTCATCTCTCGGTCCCAAATCTACAAATGTTGTTGACTTACCTAATCTCTTGTGTGAACCACTTATTGTTTGTCCATACACACCATTATTATACATTGTTGATCTATAATAAAATCTTCCTTGTGATTGAACAAACCTAACTACGTCTCTACAATATTTGGCAGCAGATTCAACTCCGTCTGAAACTTTCTTGGCTTTAAATTGGAAGAAATATAATGATCCTGACAACCAGTTATCTATGTAAGCATAGTTTACTATTCCTCCGCAGAATAACGACCCGATTCTTTTTCTTCTATAATATTCTTTTAAAAGTCCAGTCAACCTACCGCTTGATTGTGTTCCTAGTACTAAATAAAAAATTCCATTTTTAAATTCACTTCTTAAACTTGTTGGTAAACCGGCAGCAACTGCCTCCCACCAATATTCATTTTCTAAATCTCTAGAAACAGTACCACTATTAGAATATGGAGGATCAGTTGCTCTATTTACGAATTGTGTTGCAATTGATGTTGATATTGGGTTCACTCCTGGAGGTAATGTTCCTAACCATTTTCTTGTGTTATCGCGAGAATAATACGTTGGGTTTGATGCACCAGGTGTGTTCGGTGGTACGTAATAACCGGTAATTAAACTGTCATCATATATTGTATCATATAACTCACATCCTGTTTCAGGTTGTGCTGGTGGTGTGGTGTTGATTGAGTCTTTATCATAAATTTCAATTCCACTATATGTAACTCCACTAGTTGTAAATGAACCGTAACCGTCAACAAAAACTAAATCTCCCGAAACTTCCTTAAAAAAACTAGAACCATCTAAAGTTGTGTATGTTCCCATAACAGGGTTATACAATATATAATTTGTTTGGTTAGTAATAAAATCTGCCCTATCAATAATTGGATGTAAAGTTGTACAAGATGGTGTTGGGAAATATGTTTCAACATTTACAGTTTTATCACCTACACCGTTTGCACCGACGATACTCAATTCTCCAACAGAACAATACGAAGCGGCGGGAATTGTTTGATTAGACGATTGATTGAATTCACTATCACACTCTTCACATTCAGGATAATTTACTAATGACAATTTCGTGAATGTACTAATTTGTAATCGAGTAACTGCGTGTCTAGCACCTCTACCTCCACCGACATCGACAAGAATTTCCGCAATAGGATTTAATACGTCTTTAATTAAGAAATTTAAAAATCCTAAATATAAAAACTTAATAATATAATCTAACAATAATAAGAAATCGGCAATCAATAAAGTAAACGTATAATTCTGTAATCCAAAATTTACGGGTGGGGTATTGTTCTCTGCACAATCTTCTTCTTCCGCTGGTACAATATCTTTTATACCAATAAATCTATCTTTTGTGAAAAGAATGTCATTATGATATGAACTTTGAAATGACGAAACGGTATAAACTTTATTGTAATTAAATCTATAAAAATAATCTTTAGGGTAGTATTCACCATTTTCATTATAAAGAATACCAAGTGTTGAATTTGCGGACACCGCTTCTGTTGGGTAATCCGACCAATTTAATGACCACGCATATGATTTATCAACCTGACCAACATATTCTCTAATGTTCGGGATTAAATAATCCGCGTTCATTCTAACTCTCGATAAATCGTTATCGTTGATATTAATTCTCATACGATAACATGCGGAGGTTGCAACTCCTTTATTGGGGTCATTAGTAATTTCATTTTCACCAAATTCATTAGTGAAAACATAATCCATATTCATTTCCAAAGGAATCACAAATCCACCATCGTCGGGTATATCCTCGTTGAGAATAACTTGTTCCAAAATTGGTCTGTTGTTATCATCTTTGGTGGATGTGAATCTAATTAATTCTACTTTTGCAGATTTCGCAACTAAATCACACTTACGTCCCATTTTTGCTTTCGGAACACAGTTTTTATTAATAGCATTTTTTCCGTTGTCGGTATAAACTCCACCAATCACATAAGCTTTAGGTTGTATGTTAATACCTCTTTCCGCCAAATCAAAATCGGTTCTTGTAATTCCAATTTCACAATATTCTTCATTTCCCCAAAATGGGTAAACTTCAATCGATTTATTATAAGATATAATTTGAGGTAGTGTGACTAAATCTTCAGATGATTTAAATTGGTATTTGTTTTTAAATTTGTCCACGCCAGCGCCTTGTCTGATAAAATCGTAAGGTCTTAATGAGAAACAACCAATATCAGATAAGTCCACATCAACGTGTAATGTTTGATTTCCTAACGGAACTCCCCAAATCATAAAATCACCCGCCTCATTTGTTTTAACAGTATAAGAATAATACGTTTCAAAAACTTCTAAAACTTCTTCTCTTGTTAAAATATCGGTTTGGTCAAAGAATGTACCCGTTGGTTGGTGGCCTGGATGTTGTTGTCTTGATGGTAATAAATTGTATTTGTAACCCGCTTCGTTTTTATCGTCCGCCTCTTTATATGGATAAAGTGCTGATATAACAGGGTCGTTTTCGTGTTCATCTTTTAATGGGACAAATATCGAAACTCTTGCGTTTGGTATACCTAATCCATTATTTACGGATATTCTACCACAAACAACCCCATAATCGGAACAGAATGAGGCATACGCGTCTTTCTGACTAAATTTCAAAGATAGAATTTCTAATAATTCGTAATCTTGTTTTAGTTCGACGGTAATTTTGTTGTCCTTACCTACGTTCGTTAAAATTCTATGTTTTTGCATGATTCTTATAATAAATAGAAACTATCACGTTTTCTATTATTATAAAGAAAAAACATTTTAATATGTAGTCGTTCCTAATGTTTTAGTACGAACTTTTATATCAACGTTCGGGAATCTAATTTGATAAATTTGGTTAGATTTCATGAATATTGTCATATCAGATTGTTCGATTTCTTTTGTACTATTATTTGCATAGCTTTGAGAAACCTCAGCTGAAGAGTATTGACCTCCCGTTTTACCGTAAACACGAATATCAATTACGTTAACAACACCATTTTCTTGACCGATTTGTCTGAATAAGTCACCCACAAATAATGGGTCACCCATTTTTCTTTTATCTATTGAGAAGAAGTCGATGGTTGTATTAATTGTAGTTTTAATAATATCAGTCGGATTTTCGTTTTTATCGATTATCAAATCAATTTCCAAACCTAAATCAATAACCTCACCATTTGCAATATCGATATAGTCATTAATCATTCTGTATTCAGAAAGGTAATTAATGATATTATTTTTTAATGTGTTTGAAACCGTATCTGTTAAATTTCCTTTGTCGTCGTAAGAAAGAATTTTGATTTTAACCTTGTTATCTTCTTCCATGACATTTACCTTAGCAGGTGCTCCGAACGTTGAAGGCATCGTCTCTATTAACGATTTATAGTCATTTAATGTAACCGCTCTATCTTGTGCTGCGAAGTTATAAGAAATCATATTTCTTAATTCTTCAATTGTTGGTTGGTCTGCACCACCTACCGCTGGTGTGATATTTGTAACTTTTAAAGATTGTAATACTTGAGAATTAACTGAACTAACAGGTCCATTGATGTTTAATTCAACCGTATCGATACTGTTTACAACATTAACACCAATGTTCGAATTTTTACCTCCACCTATTCTATATTTGACAAATAAAGTAGAATCTACATTTGGAACCGCACCTAATGATAAATTATTTAAGTACGTTGCTAAATTCACCTTCAATTGACCCGTCATATAATTGTCTAAATTATCCAACGGATTCACAGTTCCCGAACCAAATGTCAATGAGAAGTATCCTTCAGGAGTATATTCAGTTACGAATTTATTTGTTACGTCTTTATAAACACCCGATTTAAAATTATCTTGGTCAGAAACCGCGGTTGAATCAGGGATGAAGACTCTGTTTTGTATTAAACTTTTTACTTCGTACCACTTATTTGTTCCAGATATAAACTCACTTGATGTTGGATTAGCACCGAATGTAGTTCCTTCTTTATGAATTACTGAAACAACACCTAACACATTTTGTTCAGGTAAGTATAACTTTAAGAAAGGTTTTTGATCTGTTTGATTTACAATTTTTCTATATATTTTAGTAATACCATTAACAACCGCATCTCTTTTTGTAATCGTATATGAAATCAAAGTGTTATTGGCGTTGAAATTTGGTATTTTTAATCTATTCGGTTCACCTTTACTATTAAACGGACTTGCGAAATCAATATCTTCTAAAGTTTCAAAAACTTGTCCTCCTCCTGAAACTTGAGCACCAGATTTCAAAATACCCAAATATCTTTCATCTTCTTTATCACCTCTAACAGGTACATTTATTGAGAAATCACATAAACAAACTGATGGTCTGTTACCCGGTATTTTAATACCGTAAGTTTTTGCAATGTGATACAATGATTGTCTTTGTTGAGCAAAGTCCAACATAGTTTCTTGCCAAACTCTATCAATATGATAATGTAAGTTATCGGCAACAGCCGCATTTAAATCTAATAAAACTGAATATATTGATGCGTCGTTGGTATTTTTTACCAATTCAGGGTAATATTGTTTTGTTAGATTTACTAATTCTTGTCTTAAACCTGCAAAATCACGGGTTGCGTATGATATTTTTTTACTCATCTTAAATGTTTAATATTACAAAATCAGAAGTCGAAAACGCTCCATTAGTTACTGTATATTCTATTTTTACTTTAGCGGTATATGGTCTAGTTGAGTGGTCAGAAACTCTAAAAAGTCTCTCATCCTCAGTCATATTAAATGTTGTCGTTTCATCGGGGTCGTCTTCTGCAGACATGACTTTAATCGATGTAATGTCCAAGTTTGGTATGTAGGTTTTAACCGATTCTCTAATTTCACTTTCAATCAATCCAAATGTAACCATATCATTTTGGTCGAAAATAAATTGATACAATCTTGTACCAAAATCAGGTAAAAAATATCTACTTCCTTTTCTGGTTAACAAAAGATGTATAAGATTAGCTCTAATCTCTCTTTCAGGTTCACCAGTCATTTTTAAAAACTTTCCTTCTAAACTATCTCTAAAAGGAAAATCTATACCATATGTTACTCCCATACCAATAAATATAAACTAATATAAAATGGTAATAAATAAAAAATCCCGACCGAAGTCGGGATTAAATTAGTGTCTTGATATTCACCCCCTGTATTCTCAAAACCTGGGAGCCCAAGGTACGCCTTGTCGACAGTCATACTTTGAGGGAGTCTCCCATTATCTTTATGAACCGCAACCCTCACATTCAAATGGTGAATCTGTTGGTCTCTCTGATGTCATTACAACCTCAGGTGTTTGTTCACTAATCAATGTGTTATTGGTTGGGACTTCAACATTATTTACCGAAGATGTTTGTTGTTCAACAGGTTTTACAACCGATGTGTCAACACCCAATCCTTTGATTGCGTCAACCGCCGCTCTTGTTCTCAAGTAATACATACCTGTTTTCAAACCTAATTTCCATCCAAATAAGTGAGCAGCAAGTAATTTAGGTTTAGTTGCGTTGTCAACAAATAGATTTAATGATTGAGATTGGTCAATAAAAATACTTCTATTTGCTGCCATCTGTAAAACTCTCTTTTGAGACATTTCCCAAACTGTTTTAT